AGAAAGTTTAGTGTCTGCGCCATCATGATAAATCATAAAATCACTACTATCACCTAGTTTTATTCTATCACCATCACCCATATTTATATGCGATCCAACAGTTAGTTCGCCTGCAAAAGTTGCGTTATTATCACCAGCTATAGCAAGAGGAATAGAACTATCAGTATCGTTATAAACAAGAAAAGTACCATTGTTATTTATTATAGAGTAATCATCGTTACTATCTGTGTCAGCTAAGTAAATTCTTGGGTATGTCCCTTGAACATAAAACGAAGCGGCTGTTATGTGGTTGGTGCCAGCGGTAACATTTCCTGTAAACGTTCCGCCAGATAAAGGCATTTTAGTAGCTATACTATTTGTAACAGTTGTGCTAAAACTAGCGTCATCACCTAAAGCTGCGGCTAACTCGTTTAGTGTATTTAAAGTTCCAGGCGCTGAATCTACTATCGTAGCAACTTGAGCGTCAACATAAGCTGTTGTAGCTACTTTAGTTGAATTGTTACTTGCTGACTGTGTTGTAGCTGTTGTTGCTGTGTTTATCGTACCATTTAAATCACCAGAAAAAGTTGTAGCGGTTAATGTGTCTACTCCAGTTAAGTTACCAGATATATCAGAGTTACCGTTTATATCTAAACTAGCAGCACTTACTTCACCTGCAGTAGTTGTATCACCATTATAGCTAACTCTAAAAGCTTCCGCTAAACCAGTGCTATTACCTGATTCATCACTTCCAACAGGTGCGGTGTACACTACAAATGAACCTGCACCTTCTTTTGACATTTGGTTTGCGTCTGCATCAGGACCAACCTGAGCACCTATACGTACTTGCGGTGTATAGTTAGCGTTATCGTCAGTAAACTTAAAGTCTATAAAAGTTTGCTGTTGTGATATGTCATTACCAACATAATTGTCAAGTTCTAAAAACGTAGTACCAGTGCTACTACCTGACGTGCTTGTTGCCTTTGTTATTTCTGTAGTACCAGTTATAAGAGTTCCTGATATATTAGCGTTACCATTAATGTCCAACGAGGTACCTTTTACCTCGCCGTTAACATCAACGTTTGAATTAAATTTTTGTGTAGCCATTTATTAATCTATCTTGTTAATCAATATTATAACATCACCAGTTGCAGGTGCATCATTAAAAGTAACAGTCACAACAGAAGTTGAAGTTCTCACAACCTGTGCCATAACAGTTTCAAAAGAATTAGCATCGTACATCTGTACGTTTACGTCTCTAGTTGCTAAACCGTGTGATACAGCTATAGCAGTATTAGAACCATCACCAATTGCAGCTTTATAACTTCTTGCAGCTAAACCTGCAGGAGTTACAGCTCTTGATGAATCAGAACCAGCTAAAGCTTCAGCAGTTGTAGCAAGCTCAACTTTACCAGCAGCACTTGTAGATGCAGCATTTACAATCGCTGTTGCATTACCAGAAGAAAGTGTACCTACAGTTGTTATAGCTAAGCCATCAATATCAGATTTAGTTTGATCTGCAGTTGCACCTGACTCAATACCATCTAGCTTATCGTGATGTGCTGTAGTCATTACACCCGCAATAGTTCCAGATGCTTGTGCTATCACTACGTTATCACCATCAGAAGAGTTAATCGTTAACTGAGAAGCGTTTGTTGTTGATGATAAGTCAGTACTTACATTTGTATTCTTAGCAGTGTTAGCATCGATCTCAGCTAGAAGTGTATTAGCTAACTTATCTTCTGTTATAGCGTCATCAGCAATATATGCTGTAGCTATAGCAGTACCTTGCCAAACACCAGTTCCAATTGTTCCAACAGAAGTTAACGATGAACCAACTACAGTTGACTTAAGAGAGGTTCCAGTTAAAGTAGTAGCTGCAGCTGTTACCGTAATATTTGCACTACCATTAAACGATGTTCCGTTTATAGTTCTAGCCGTAGTTAATGTAGCTGCAGATCCAGTTGTGTTCTGGTTACCAGCGGAGTTTACACCAGGTAAATTAATATTAGCACTACCGTTAAAACTAACACCACCAATTGTTCTTGCTGTTGCTAGAGTGCTAGCTGAACTAGCATTTCCATCAACATCACCAGTTACATCACCAGTTAAATTACCAGTGAAACCATCAGAAGCTTTTATTGTTCCTCCCCATATATCCGCGTAAGCATAACCAGTACCAGATGTGTTAACAGTTGTAGTTGGTTCAGCTTGGTTGCCATCAAAGAAAATAAATGGATTACCAGTCGCACTTACATCTCTAAATACACCAGCGTATTTTGTTGTTGAACTTTCTACATACTTAGAATAAAACCCAGTATCTACAGCATCACCAGTGTTTCCACTAGCTAACTTTATTAAGGGATCTTCAACTGTTAGCGTCGCGGTGTTAACAGTGGTAGTATCACCAGATACTGTTAAGTCACCAGTTACCACTAAATCGTTACCTATTGTTACTACGTCACTACTATCACCAATTGTAACTGCGTTAGATCCAAAACCACCAGCTAATCTAGTTTTTAAGTTTGCTACAGATACATCAACATCTGTATTTGTAATAGCTCCAGTTGCTGCTCCTAAATATCCCCATTGCGCTGCAGATATTGTAGTTGTACCAATGTTTTCTATTTGAGCACCTTCAGCCGCTGTAATATTAGATATCTCAGTTACTTGAGAAGCAGCTATTGTTTTGTTGGTTAACGTTTGCGTTGCTGTTAACTGTACAATATTACTATTTGTAAGACTTGCAATTTTAGTAGCCGTAGCAGCATTACCAGTAGTATCTTGATTACCTTCAGTGTTTACACCTGGAAGGTCTATGTTAGCAGATCCATTAAATGATACACCACCTATAGTTCTTGCGGTTGTTAAAGTAGCCGCAGAGCCAGTAGTATTTTGGTTGAGAGTTGGAATTGCAGCCCAAGTCAAACCACCAGAGTTACCAGACTGTGCTGTTAAGTAATAACCATTAGTAGGTGAGTTAGAAATTTTAAGGTTAGCTTCATCTACAACATTGTTTGCTATAGTTAAAGATCCACTACCTGTTACTTCGCCAGTGTGAGTAGCATTAGTTGATTTAGCTGTGTTAGCTGTAACCGCATCAAATATTGTAGTTGACATAACACCAGAAACAGAAGTTGTAGCTACAGGTATCGTAGCATTAGTTCCATCTGACGATGCTATAGTTCTTGAACCAGTACTACTAGCTACAGATAAGTTTGTGCTTACGTTTGTTGATTTAGCAGTATTAGCGTCTATTTCAGCTAACAACGAATTTGCTAATTTATCTTCAGTTACACTATCGTCTGCTAATTGAGTTGTACCAACACCACCAGCTGTAATAGCTATATCATTAGCATTTGCCGTTATACCAGTACCACCAACAACGTTTAAAGTTGCATCACCAGAGGTAGCGCCACCAGTAAGACCAGCACCAGCAACAACCGACTCTATATCACCAGCTCCTGTAGCACCTAACTGAACCCATCCACTACCATTGTAAATATTCAAATCGTTAGTGTCGGTATCATAGTATATTTGACCATCAGCTGGATTTGATGGAGCCGTGCTTAAGTTTTGTATCACAGCGTTATTTAGACTGTTTTTGTCTAAATTTATATCCGCTAGATATTTAATTGTTGCCATATTGTTTTATTTATTTATTAGTTTTATTATTAGTTGAAGTAAGCTTTTCCCGCAAAAGAACTTCTAAATTTTATTGTAGCTTGGTTAACACTGTTGTATTCTATTTCTCCTATAACCACAGTATTAGCCGTGTCTACAACAGATACAGAACAGTACTTACCTAGATTATGAGTGATAACCCAAGTCGCAGAGGCCGAGCCATGATCATGCACATAATTTGCATCACCAGTAAATACATTTGTTGTTTCCGTAGGAGGAGTTTGTATAAACCTAGCCATTGTTTTTAATTTTTAAGATATTATTACGTCTACAGCGGGTTCACCACTTCCAGACCCAAGTTTTGTTAGTTTAATAAACAAACCAAACTCATCGTTACTAAAATTTATTTCTTTTTCATCTAGTATTAAAGTGGTTTGAATTGGTATTTCTACTGTTTTAACTATATAAAACTTACCTAACAATTTTTTTTCAATATACAAGTCTACTGAGCACGCTATGCTAGCGTTTACGTTTGATAGTGATATTGATTTTACTTCTACACCATCACCCGCCGCTAATAACTGCTGAGTAATCTCACCGGATATGTTGTGGTGTCTAGATGCCATTTACTATTCGTAAAAACAAACGTATTCTAAAGTAGTTTCTGTAGTGTCATTGCAAGTGTATTCAATGTCTTTACCGCTACTTGTTGCGTCCCACGGTATAAACATCCAATCACCACCGTATAACCTACCTATTTCAGTGTCTTCTAGTAAAATTGTAACATACTTACTACCATCACCTCTATCGTTAATGTTTTTAATATATACTTTAGCTGATTTTTGAGCTGTAACATCACTACCCGCTCCAGCGTCAGTGTTTAGCAGTACTTCGTTGTTTCCAGTATTCGTCTTTTTTCTCGATAAGCCAGTAGTTTCTGTTAATCCAGTATCATTGCCCGCTTTAGTTAATGTAGCTGTGTTTGATATAGATATAACATTGTCCATCATGTCACTGCTAGCTAAAGTTATTGTTGCTGTTGTTGTTGCCATATTTTTTTTATTTATTTATGTTTTTAATTGCTCTTATGCGTCTGCAGATTCTGTTAATGTTTCTCCATCGTGAAATAAAGCATACTCTATTATAGCCGTACCTTCTTTAGCTTGTACTTCAACTGCAGAACCTGCAGTAGCGTTCAAGTGACAGCTCCAAGGAAAAAACGCCCAATCACCTGCGTATAACCTACCTATAACATCATCTTTAATTGATATTATAATATAGTGAGTATCATTTGTATTTTTGTTAGCTATATATACATAGTTAGATCCACCTGCTAGAGCTGCTGCTGAGTTAGGTATAATATCATACTGTTTAGCAGTTCCACCACCATAATCATCAATTGGTATTTCTAATCTTTCCATTCTAAATTCATCTAGACCTGTTGCTGTAGTGTTGTCTTTATAAAGAGTTGTTGTAGCCGACAACGACAAGTTGTCACTCAGTAAATCTGCACTATTAAGCGTAATTGTTGCTGTTGTTGTAGCCATAATTTTACTTTTTAATTGTTTTTGTTATTGTTTGATTAATTTTCTCTCTACGCTACCATCATTATAGATATAGAATAGAAGTTTGTTTTTACTTTCTTTTGATGGTCGACCTAGTAAATCAGTAACTCTTACTAACTCTTTTTTATCTACTCTTTTAACTAATGGTCCTGACCAAGTACCATCACAGTAGTTATAAGTTAATTGACATATTTCATCCCACTCGTTTTCACAACAGTAATCGTCTACCGATAACACCCAAGCATAACAAGGATCATTTAACCAATAAGGATTTCCTGGACCAGTAATACAACCAGCATTATATAAACAAGATAAAGAATCGCTAACGTTAGCACTAGGCTCGTAGCTATACGCCCCTGGATCCATGCAACCCACAACCACTTCGATACACGAGTTGTTATCCGTGTTAGCAAGTGAATTATAGTTAAGAGCCAAACTATCCATACACCCATAAACATAAGAGATACAACTAAAATCCTCCGTGTTCGCGGATGAGTTATAATTAAGCATAGAAGGATCCGTGCAGCCATATATGTAAGGTACACAAGAATTGTTATCAGCATTAGCTAGTGGGTTATAATTAAAAGCTGTAGTGTCAGTACAACCATAAACAAAAGGTTCGCAACCACCATCATCAGTGTTTGCTAGTTGATCGTAGTTAAACATTGTAGGATCTGTACAACCGTAAGCAAGTGCTATACACGTATCAGGAGTATTAGCATTAGGATTATAGTTAAAAGCTAAAGGCTGCATACAACCAGTAACAATAGCAATACACGAACCAGAGAGCTCTGTGTTCGCTAGTGGATTATAGTTAAATGCCGTTGAATCCATACACCCTAGTACAACCTCTATATTACATGATCCATCATCAAAGTCTGCTAAAGCATTATATTCAACGTATGTTGGGCTTGTACAACCTGGTACATAATAACAGCTTGTGTCTGATGTGTTAGCCGTGTCGTTATAGTTGACAGCCATAATATCTAGGCATCCAAATATTTTTTCTTCACAAGTATTACCACAATTAGTAATAAGAACGTAAGGTAGTAATGGCTGTATGAAAGGAGGTTGAATACTAATCATTGTATCTCCTTCTGGATTAATCAGAGTAAATCCACACTCTATAGTTGTTAGTTGTGCTAACGGGTCAATTGAAAATATAAATCTTATAGGATCTGGAGCTGTAAGTCCTACGTAGTGAATATCATTAAAAGTACCGTTGTGAGTAAAGTTGTAAGATGTGTCAGGGTGAACTAACTCTAAGTTTGAACCTACCCAACCATTACCCATTAAATCGTGTAGTATTAAAGTATACGTACAAGTATCAATAAGCTCCATTGTGTTAGCACTTGCATCGTAGTTAAACATAGTTGTATCTAAACAACCAAATATTTTAAATGTCTGACAGCTTCCGTCGTCTAAATTAGCAAATGGGTTCCACTCTACATAATCGTTGTCAGTACAACCTAATATAGGTGGACATGAATCAGAAGCAAATACATGTGTAGAATCATTACCAAAAGCAGGATCTGTACCATACACTAGAGTGTCATTACATTGCTTTACAAAATAAGAACCATCTTGTCCTTGCCATATAGCTCCGTTTAAACCATCTCCGTAAGAATCGTATATAGTAAAGTTTAATGGACCTTTAGGTATACATACTGGCACTATTATAGTAGCATAATCAGGACTACTACCATAACCACTTCCCGAGGCATATATAACACCATTTGTATCTGTTATCTCCCAAGAAGTTTCCGACTGGTATTGATCAAGGTTTATAATAACCTTAGCTGGCACACAAGGTGGTGGTGGGTTTGGTAAGCAAGGTCCTATATTAAAGTTAATAATCTCTGTAGCAAAACCATTACTAGGATTACATAAGAACTCTACTATAGTATCTTGGCAACCGTTCCATATTCTAAACGATCCAGCCATACTTGTTGATTGCCATCCATCACCATAACTATCTAGCAATACAGCTGAATAAGAACCAGCATCAGTCCACAAAGTATCGATGTAGTATTCAAATTGTGCTGTAGGCGTATGATACAATACAGTATCACCATTACCGTCCGTAATGTAAAACTCTGACTCCGTAGGGCCAAAACTATCATACTGAGCCTCAACTACTATATAAGAGTTTTGACTAAATATTGATAACGGTAATAATAGTAATAGTAGTTTTTTCATTTATTTTTTACCATATTTATTACCACAGTCGCAGTCGTTAACCCTTCTACCCGTACGGCTTGAAATTTTTGTACCTACTTTCTTACAGCCTTTCCAGCATTTAGAGTTTTTTGAGTTAGCACCTTTGAATGTGGTAGGTGAACTTTTAAATTGTTTAAAATCTTCCTTTTGTATGCCTGGCTCACCATTGTACATTGGATCCATTTTAGCTACTGGTGAGTTGCCAAAACCTGAAAAACCTTTCATTCTGTAGCAACTTCTCTTTTGTGTTGGTGCTTTTTTCATTTTAAATTTTGTTTTTAATATGTCTATACATTTGTTTTCCTAATTCAATACCGTTCTTACTATCGCTCTTATAGTGCGCATGTGCTATGTTTCTACTGTCAGATATGTTTTTAGCCGTTCGCATAAACGCAGAGCTTTTACCGTATTTATCTTTTAATACTGAAGCTATGAGCATGCCCTGCGCAGAGTGACCAGATGGGTATGAAGCTGTGTTCATTGAATCCATTTTAAAAAAACTTAAAGACTTATCTAATTCATAAGGTCTTGGTCTATTGTGATACTTCTTTAGTTTTAATATCACAGGTGCTGATTGTTTTATAAGTTTAGCGGCAATACTTTTATCGTAATCTTTTACACCTTGCTCGTCAGCTGTTTTTTTAAAAGCAGCTTCTATGTTGTCATATTTTTTAACAAATTCCTTACGTAGCGGTATTTTTTTTAACGCTTTAATTTCTTGATCGGTATCGAAACTATTATTACTAGGTGGTTTTATTTTTTTAAAAGTTGATACGTTAAAATCTTTTAACATCTCCATCTTCTTCTAGCCGCTCTACCTCTTTCACCTGTCCAACCTTTTGATCTAGCGCAAAATGATTTTCTTCTTTTAGCAGCTTTACTACCTTTTTTAACTTTTCCTGTTACAGCTGTTTTAAGCTTACTTCCAGGATTTCTACGTCTATACGCTTTAACTCCCTTAGAAGTCATCCCAGCACCTTCCTTTGTTGACCTGAAGTTACGTCCTTTGCCTTTAGTTGTTTTACGTAATCTTTTCTTTTCTAATGGTGAATCACAATTACAGTCACTACCACAACCGCAGCCTCCAGAAGACATAGTTATAAAAGGATTATTTTTTTGTGTGTAAGCCATAATTAAAAGTCACTCATTAATTGATTGTCTATTTCTTCTTGTACTTCTTTTCTTGTTGCTAGCATTTTAAAACTAAGATCGGCTTGAAACCTAGCAACTTCTACTCCATCTTTAAATATTATAATAGTAGGTATAACCGCTATTTTATGTTTAACCTGTAGATCAGGGCTAGTGCTTATGTCTACATATGATATAGTTTTACACTCTTTTAAATCTTGAACCCAAGCAACTCCATTTGCTTTGTTCCACCCTGCGTTAAACTGTGATACATGTATTTGACCGAATACTACATTAGATACTAACATGCAAATTATAACAAGCACGTAAGCTCCAAACAATTTCCAAGTGGTATCTAATTTATCTATCATATAATTTATCTTCAATTTTTTCTAAAGACTTCTTAATTTCTTGCACGTCTTTTTGAGTATCTATAATAGTGTTACGAATCATTTGATCTTTCATATCAAATTCCATACGCGTAACCTCTGGTGAAGGAGGTGCTGGTAACTCTTTAGCTTCAGCGATATCTGCTTGTAAAGCAAACCACATGCCTATTATAGTTGCCATAGCAAAACCTATAGCTATTAAGCTTTTAATGCTTACTTGAAATCCTGTGTCCTCGTTTAGTTCTTTTGCCATTTTAAAATATAACGTAGTTTAATCCTAATTTAAAGTCGTACCACTCTCTGTTCCAGTACTTATTGTATTTTCCTTCTGCAAACAAGCCTAGGTTTTTATTAATCTTTATTCCAGTTATCAAACCTGCTGAATAATCAAACCATTGTCCATCTACGTAATTGTGATATGAGAAACTACCGCCATCATTATAGTGATAAGGCATAAAGTTACCCCAAGCGTGCAACCATTTTGACTTACTATATTTATAAAAGTCAAAACCAACAACCGCTGATTGTTGTATTTTTTTATCTAATTCGTTTCTTTTTCTTTCAGTATAATCTGATAATACTTCTGGTACTACAACTGCTTCCCAAACCTCAGCGCTAGTAGCAACTAATTCACCTTGTGGATTATAATATTCACTATTAGCTACATCGATATTATAACCTTCCTCTATAGCTAAATATGTGTAATGTAAATTACCATTATCTAACATCCACTCATCCAACGGATCGTAACCATATGGCTCAGCAAGTCTTTGTACTGCTCCGATGTTTACTGAAAAGTTTCTACCAATTTTTAATCTGTATCTTTCAGATGCTTCAAAGTATTTTATATCAGCAAAACCATCTTGTAAGTATTCAAGTTTTAAAGCAAATACATTTATGCATAATTTATCTTGACAACCATCATCAGAACTATATCTAATGAAATGATGTTGATCTATATAATCTACACCTTCTTGTCTTTTAAAATCAGCTTCAAATAAGTATTCAACCCCTTTGACTTTACCTACAGTGGCCGCGTCACTATAATTAGATTCAGTTCCATCGTAAAAAGTTTGTGCTTTGTTTTCATAGCCAAACCTAGCGATTTTACGTAAACCTATGGTAAAATTATAATCATAAGGAGTTGAAATAGTTTGTGTAGATAAACCATTATCTACAGAAAATACGTCAACGTCTGAAAGTGATGTTCCACCATTAACAGCAGCATAAAACGTGGAGAACTTTAATAGGTCTCTAGCCTCTTGCAAACCGAATGTTTGTGCTGTTGCAACGTTACACACGAGTAGTAGTATTATAATTAGTCTTTTTACCATCTTTTTATTATCACTTATTTTTTTAATTGTTTACTCTAACGACGGCCTCGTTTTGATTTCCTTTTGCTTTTCTTTTTTCTTTTAGCTTTAGCTTTAATATTTTCTTTTATTTTTTTCATCTTCTCGGTATCACCAAGATCTAAACTCCAAGTTGTATAACCACTAAAGAACATTGCTCTTTGAAAAGCTGTATACTGATTATCTAAAGCATTTCTTACATTTATTGTTTTTTGATATAATCTATTTACAGGTAAAGTAGTTGTACCTTCTACGTAATTTGTAACAGCAGACCATTGTGGATTATCAATATCAAAAGTTGTCATTTCATCAATAACTTTAGTATTGTAATTAAGTGTTTTTTCAGCGTTAACTATTTTTCTAGCTCTAATACCTAGTACAGGCGAAAAGTTTAAGGCTTCCATTATAACAGCACTCTCATCCTTGTTGTAACCTTTCTCTCTTTGCTCCGCAAACTTGATCATCATGTTTTTAATAGTAGACAATGCAACGCCGTATATACCAGAACCTCTTAATATAGTATCTATAGAGCCATTAATAACTCTTTCTTTTTTCTTTAAAAATGCTTCGTTCTCATCATCATCATCACCAAACATAACGGCAAACAATGCTGTCTGTAAACCATAGAATATTAAGTTTTGAGCAGCGCCATAATACAATATTCTAGACAAGTTAGACATATCACTTTGCACTTGACTAGTGTTAGGTTTTGTTATTCTTCTGTTTTTAAGATCACTACCAGCTTTTTTAATTATTCTATTATACTGAGATGGTGTATTCAAAAAGTTTAGCACTAATTTACCTATCCACATAGCTTGTTGTTGCGATGTCATATCTGGTCTAGCTGACTGCTGCGTAGACTGCGTTATATTTTGAAAATCAGTAAAAGCTTTAGCTTCAGCTTCTTTTTGACTCAAACCTTGTTTTAAATATGTGTTTATTCTGTTTCTGTAAAACGCAGCGCCACCTGTTGCGATAGCAATACTATCACCCATTTGTGTAGGTAAAAAACCTAATCTAAGTAACTTACCTGTTATAATAGCAACTTGATCAAACATACTATCTGGCCTAGCTTTTTTAATAGCTTCTACAAGTTCAGCTCCGTTTACATCAGTACCAATACCACCACGTCTTTGTTTTAACATGTCTGAGTTAAGTATAAAAGCAAAATCAGCCCAGTATTGTTTTTGATTAGCAAAAGCAAGTCCTGCTTTAAAAATATTATTATCAGCAAAGTTCAAGTAATTCACGTTAGAAAGCTGCTGTAATAAAGCGGATCTAGTGTTAAAAAACATAACACCAGCTACAGAAGCATTTAACCAGTTTAAAAATTTATTTGGTTTTCCACTTTGACCTTTAGGTCTGTTAACACCGGTTTTAATTCTATGTAACATATCTTCTAAAGCCTCTCTAAAATCTTTACCATAAGCAGCTTCAATTTTATTTAAGTTTTCTTCAGAAAACAATACGTCAGCGTTTTCTATAAACTCAGAAAGGTATTGAGCTCTACCAACTCTACCTGTAGCGTCAACTAAATCAATTCTTATGTTAGCTGTTTCCCACGCTTGACCTGGGGCTACATAATCTTTTTGCTTAGATATAACATTTAAAGTTTCAGCATAAGCTTGAAGCTGTGGATCTGACTCTACTAGCTTAGTTAATTTAGCTTGATCAGTTTCTGTTAAACCAGGTATTTTATGACCATGTTTATTCCATAAATAAACTCTAATAGCATCTTGAAAAGTAAAATCACCATCTGGAGTGTTTTTTATAAGCTTTTTATTTACATCAGGAAATTGCTCGTTTAATTTTTTATAATCATTTGCTATAGCTTGCTTAGCGGTATCTAGTTCTCTATAAGCTCTATTTAAAGGTCTAACTAATGCTTGCTCTAAAAAATCTCTATGAGCATCACCTCTTCTACCTTTGCCCATAAAGTTATATAATAAACCTACAAAATCTTCATGTGATGGTGGTATAAAAAATCTAAACTTACCTTTGTCTTCACCACGTTTTCTACCTTTAATAGCTGAAAAACGTTTTTGACTTTCAATACCTGTAATTTCTTCTAATATATTGTTAAAAGTATCGTTCATACCTTTGCTAAACTTTACTCTAGCTTGTTGAACTTTAGATTTAACATCTAATTGATCTAACATGTTTTTAACAGCTTGTACGTTTTGTAAAGCATCATCAGCAAAATAAAAGTCGTTAAAACCTTCACCAACCTTTTCAGCCATCCAAAGCGCTTTGGCTTCAGCAGTAGAGTTTCCTAAACCAGTTATATTATCAATAGGTATATTTAACCCATTAGCTTTTAAGAAATCAAATATAGCTTTTTGAGCAGCAGGTGGTCTAGCTGTTAGTACAAACATATTTTTAGGACCAAACTTACTTTGTAGTTTTAATGCTTTTTGAAACAATGGTGCCAACTTACCTTTTACCACTTTATTAAACTCTGAGAAATCAAAAGTATAACCTTGATCTAATAAGTTTTCATAAGTACTAGCATATTGCTCTGCATTTAAAGTACCAGTTGTACCATCTGGTCTAGTAAATTTAACTAAAGACTTAGTTGTAGCAAGTGTATCATCAAAATCTAAAACAGTAATACCTTTCGTTGGGTTGTTTGCTGATCTAGAAAATTGCACAGCTTTTTGTATGTTGTTGGAGTTGTCCGCCTTGCTAAAAGGCACCATTACTTTTTCAACAGCTTTGGCAAATTCTACAGCATTTGTAGGTTTTAAAAGATTAACATTAGATTTAACTAACTCGTTATCTATTATTCTAGGAGAAACTCTAAACTTTAACACTCCATTTTGTGTGTCTAATCTAGCTTGAAGCTGCATTTTTATTCCATCTTCCGTTTTAAAAACAGGTATATCACCTTTAAACGCGTGTACAATAGAATTTGTTAAACCGTCTAAATTACTATTGCCAGTAATCATTCTGTACAAGCTTTTTCCTACTTGAATAAATCCTTGTGGTTTATTAGTATATTTTCCATTAGCGTAATGCCAAGCAGCATATGATTCGCTAACATCTATATGTTTAAACAGTTTTGTTTTTAAATTATCATCTTGTATATATTTAATTTGTTTTGGAGAAAGCTGGTTGCCATTCTTAATTTCGCCTAAATTATTTTCTTTAAAAATTTTATTTAATTCTTTTAAAGCTATTTGTATTTCAGAACCTATTAAGCTATCGTAAGTATCACCATTTTCATTTGTAGTTGGGTTTTCATTAGCGTAGCTTAAAGAGTACTCTCCATTTTCGTTTTGAATTACATTTACAGTTTGAGAAACGCCATCTGCCTCATTCATTTTAACCTCAATACCAAGTATATTTTTACCGTAACTAATATAAGCATCGCCTTGACCAACTCCCTCTTTTACTTTTTTGTTAGTCCTTAGTCTAGAGTTTATACCCTGAACAGCGTATTGCAACGATGATATAATCATTTGCTCAAACGCTTGGTGGACTTTTATATCATTTTTATTTTTTCTAGCTTTTATTACTGTTTTTAGCACTTTTGTAGCTATTTCGTAATCTGTTAGCCTACTATACTGCTCCGATCTATATGCTTTGTAAGTGAATTCAGCTATAATAGCTAGATCAGATTTTTTAAATTTAGCTTTTTTAGTCCATCTTTTCCAAACCGTAGAGTTTATTTTATACTCACCATCTTCATATGTTACCAAACCAGCATTAGTCCTCATCTCATTAGTTAAACTAATTATTTCGCCAGCCATGTTTGATATAATTCTATTTTCATTAGACTTAATTGAAAATTTAACATCTATATTTCTACTTATAGAAATAGCAAGTTGCTCTAAATTATCTTCAACTAAAGTTTCACCTCTAGCATCAGCAAGTTCTTGCCGTTTTTCAATTATATCTTGTTCTTGAGCAACTTCCATCGTAGCGTCATAAGCTAGCGCACCAGCCATGTTTTTTGCTAGTGTATCTTTTCTAGTGCCTTTTTTACCAGACCTTAAACCTGTAACAGGGTTTATTGTTGGTATCATAAAATATGCTAAAAACTGCTCTTCAGTAGGCCTTGCTTTTTCGTACAAGTTAACAGACTTATCTTTAATGTACGCGTTTATCGCTGATGGTGGAAGTAAATTTTGATTAACAGCATCTTCAACCTCTTGTTTTGTGGTAAGTTTTTTAACAAATTTAGTAAACACTCTGTCAGCTTCAGGTACTTCTCTTTCCATTTGTACTAAGTCAGCTACAAATAAGCTTTCCATTATGTTTTCTCTGTATTGCTTTAAATTAAATTTATACTTAGTCGTACCTAAAAAGTTTTTAATATCCTTAAATAAATACTTATTAGCTTGATCTCTTAGGTTTCTTTGTATTTGTCTAACCGTGTCTTTTGTGCTATACGCTCTTAACAAGCTTTTTCTAGCAGCATCTAAAACTTTCATGTACAAAACACCACCTGTTTCTATACCAAGAGCTTTTCTAAACTTAGATTCTTTTTGTTGTTTTACTTTTTGTTTGTCTTCTTTTTCTTGTGCCTGAGCTTGAATAGACATGTCTTTTTCCTCAAGCTGTTTCATTTCATTAGTGGTTTCAGCTGCAACTTGAATTTTAACCTCGCCTTCTTTAGTTGTTTCACCTATTTCTTTAGTGTATTTTATCTCACCTTTTGTTATAACGTTATAAGCTTGTTTTGCTCTATTAGGTATTTGAGGGTTTATATGACCAAATAAACCACTAGAATTTTTTCTTTCAGGTTGATATTTTTCAAACCAAGAAAAAAGTTCTGCATATGTAGTGTCTAAAAAAGCTTTATTGTTAACACCTTCGTGTGGTTGAGCTAATATAAGACCATCTAATAAACCTTGTTCTTGTATTTGCTTCCAAATATTTTTAGCTTCAACTTTAAAATAATAGTTACCCTGGCCTTTTTGTTCTAAATCTGTTACAGTACCGTCTTTATCTACAATTTTTTTACCAAAATCGTTTATTGTTTTAGTTTGAGTTTTAGAAAACTTAGGTTTTTTAACTTCTTCTTCAGGACCTAAAACTAACGTTTGAGTTCTAGTACTACGTTGGAAACTATCAATATATCCAAGTACATCTTGAGTATTGTTAAGTTTAAAGAACATTTCTCCTTTCTTAAAGTACTTGTTAGAAAATTGATTTATCATTAACTTTAAAGATAATAAAGGATCAGTAGAATTTTCACTTAGTACTCCAGCGTCTTTTAATTCACCAGCTATAGTTAAAAGCTCCATTAAATCTACAGTCCCATTGTTGTCTTTAGTGTACTGACCAACTCTTTTTAGAAAAGATACATAGTCTTTTTCTTTTATTTTACCTTGTTTATATAGAGTCTCAACTTCGTCTTGAATACCTTTAACCGCTATTTTAGAAGATTGAACAACATCTAAATCTTGCACTAAACCAGTTTTAACGTCATTTATATGCTGTAACTCATGAATAACAGAGTAAGCATGTATAGACTTCTCTAAAGCGGTTTCAGCGTTGTTTATATTACGTATCATGTTACTTTCTATTAAAATAACATCATTACCTACAAAACTAGCGTTGTGACCTTGTCTAAATCCTTTTAAGTATTCTTTCTTTTGACCTTCTGTTATATTTCCTTTTTTAACTTTTTTATCTAGGTATTTTTCTAAATCAGTCAGATCAATCGTGCCGTCTTTGTTTATCTTACCAAACTCTTTTACGTTACCCAACCCTTTTACTATATTTTTAGCTGCAAAAGCTTTACCTAAATAAAACTCTGTTTCTACTTGAATTTTATCATTTTTCAAAGTAGCTTCAATAATTTCTTTTCTTCTCGCGCCAGGCTTACCTCTTAGTTGATCTCTTTGCCCGTTTAAATTTTTAATATCATTAACGAGTTTTTCTTTTTGTTTTTCTATATAGTTACTTCCAGCTTTTTCATAAGCACTAGACGCTCCTAAGTTTTGAATCTGCTTAAGCTTATCTCTTTTCTTCTGGTTAATAGCAAACATCTCTTTAACTTCAGCAGCCGTCATATTAGCAACGTTAGCAAACATCTCTGAGTCTTTCATGCCCGCTTCTCTTATTAGTCTACGGTTTTCACTTTCCATAAACTCTCTAGTTCCGGCATCTAATAGTTTAAAACCAGATTCTTGATCTGCTTGTAAAGCACCGTTAATTTCAATAATTTGATTTGTTCGTTTTCTATTTTCTAGTATTTCTCCTTGTGTTGCAACCTCGCCTCTAAGAGTATTAAACACATTCATACCTACAGAAGGACCTTGAATAGCTAGTGTTGAAAATATTATATTAGCATTAAAGTTGTTATCAATACCATCAAGTAAACTTTTGTTTTGATCCAATACAGTCATATCAACCAAGTTATGACCAACTTGAGTAGCAAATTCCTCTATATACTCAAGACCAACGCCTTTTCCTACTTGCCATGATCCTTTCATGGTGTTTGCAATATTAAGCCTATTGTTTGTAGGTGAAATTCTATTTAAATTTCTCAGGGTACGCATCGTACCCAAACGCTCAGCATACATAGCGATACCACCATAAGCTATTGAAGAAAACGCTTTTTCCATTTCAGTAGCACTTAGCGCTTTTTCGTAATAATCTATTTGATCTAATATTTGAACTCTTTCACCTTTAGTTGTGGCGGACTTAAGAGACTCTTGTAAACCAGCAATGTACTTACCAGCGTTTTTTTGATCAATCTCCATGTGAGTGTACTTTGCACCACCCTCAAGCATAAAGAAAGTACCGCTTAAAATTTTAGTAGCCTTTGGGATGTTCATTCCAGCTCTAATAGCACCACTATAAGTCAATGCTGTCGCGATACTAAAAGCGTTATTACTCAAAGCTTGAGACGACCACTGCCCAATATTATCCCAACCAACATCATCCCAATCAATATCTAAAGGAAGAGAAGCTTGCTTATAGTTCTGCACACTTTCGTTGTAGTCAATTACACCAGCATGTAAACTTCTCCAACGGTCCATGTGAGCGGTATTTTGATCCTCTGAAAGAAAGTCTTGAGGATTTACCATTATCTGCTTCAGCTTTGTCGGATCAGCAAAGGCAGAGCCAAATGCTGTCACTTTATCAGACGCGTAAGCAAAACCTTTAAGCGCTCCTGAAATCCAAGATCCCATTTCAGCCATTCCACTTTCAAAGCTTAAGCTAGTCGAGTTTAGCCAACCGTAATCTAAAGCCAATGCTTTTGCTATGGTAGTTGCATCACTAACTTTATCAAAGTTATCTACCACCTTGTCAAGGCCAGATTGAATAGTTGTAGCCTCGTTAAATATATCTTCAAAACTAAGATTTTTATCTGATAAAGCTTTTTTATATCCCGCTGACAAACTGTTACCCTCGGCAACTAAATTGTTATATTGTTCTATTTTTTCTTTAGACGAATATTCGTCAACTTTTCCAAGAGCGTTTAAAGAAGCGCTTATACGGTTAAATTGTGGTTCATATGTCTTGTTAACTTCGATGTAGTCATTATACTTACTCTTCCAGTCTTTTGATTTTTTTTGGTATCCAATAAACTTGTGGTTAAAATAATCAGCTAAAACTTTTTCAGCCGCACTACCTTGAACCCTAAGTTTCATAATCTCCTCATCAGTAGCTCTATCTCCAAAAAAAACACTAGTTTTACCTAGTTCTTTCTGTTTAGTTTCTTTAGCCTTGTCGACAGCTAATGCGTCAATATACTTTTTTAACCAATTTTGACCATCACCAGTAATACTAGCGTCTTCAGGATCAAATATGTTAAATATACCCTCTTGAACTGCTTTTCTAGCATCTGCAACCATGTCTTTATGCCCCTTGAAATCAGGTTTAATATCACCTATATCAAGCCTTCCAATATACTGCTCAACCTCCTCTTGTTTAACAACACCAATAATTTGTTTAACTATTTCATCATCCACCCATTTTGAATCAAAAACTTCGCTTTGTTTGTATTGTAAATACTGCTCGTATTTTTCTTCTCCAAACCAACTTTTTAAATCATCTTCTTCTGATCTAGCGTATCCTTGAAAGGAAATTCCACTTCCAACCTTTACTCTTGATTGCTTAAAGTTATCTAAGCTAAAATACTCTTCAGCTAATCTATTTTTAACTTTAACGTGGTTTTTTGTAACGCCGTTAGAAATAGCAAGTAAATTTACGTTAAGTTCTTCAGTTGTCTCTGGTAAACCCAAAGTGCCAACGTCCAAACCTGACTCCGTAACGATCGGCTCTACTCCTGGAGTCGCATCCGCAGAGCCGTTTGTCTTTCCCATTACACTAGTCGTCCACTCTTCTAAGTTGTTAGCTTTTACATTGTAGTTTTGTTTTAAATAATCATACACGTTAGACTGTATATCTTTATTATTAATAAAACTACTTTTCCACTCTTCAAAATCTTGCGCTTTAAGGCTAGCGTTTGGATCGTTAGACAACGTGTTCCAAATATTATTTAATATTTCTTCGTTCATATAAGTTTTATTTTACCCTATGTTGTTATTTGTTTTTACTTTACCAGTAGTCCAAAGTTTAGCTTTTTCTATATCTACAAATGTTATAAACTTAACAGAACTACCACCTTGTGGTATGCCGTAGATTTCATATCCAACATGCTTACCTTTTCTAATAACTTTTCTGTATTCGTTTTCAAAAGGACCTATAAAACTTTCTCCTTTGTTTATTTTATCTAAAGTAGCAACATCATCGTATAATACATTTCCATTTCTTCCTAATTTGTAACCTTTATACTCAGACACGCCGGGCGATCCGTCCTCTTTTATTAATGCTGGGTTTGTTAAGAAACCATTACTACCAACTTTGTAGTTTCCAGAAGTACTATCAAATTCATTTTTCTTTTCTTTATCGTAGTAGTTATAGGTGTTATCGTAATTTTGTTTTTTTAATCCAACATAATAATCAGCTAAAAGATCTTTAGATATCGATAGGTTGAAAGCTTCGTTTTCAGGGTTTGTTATAGCATCTATTAGAAGCTCGTAGTTTTTCTTAAATTCCTCTCTAGCTTCTGTTGTTGTTAGTTCAGCTAAATCTTTATCAAAATTTATTCCACCAGAATTATCATGATCCATAGCGGCATAAAGAGCGCCAATGTCAGCTTCATTTTCGCCAACCATAGTTCTTATAGTAGCGACAGATATATCAGCCCTATTAATCAAACCCTCTCTAAAACTACGGTCACCAATAATTTTAGCTCCAGACACATCTAAAAAGTCTTCTTCATTATTTATTTCTTTTTTAAATTGAATTTTTTGACCTTGCAAATATTCATCATTTTTAAACTGATTAACAGGTGTTTCTGATTGAGCATCAATTTTAGCAGTTTCAGTAGCTGCATTAAAAAATTTAGCTATTCTGTTATGTTTAGCTATATCGTACTCCGGTAGACTTTCCACCATTTCATCAAGAGTCATACTAAAATCACCGTCTACCTCGTATACTAAGTCTTCTTTTTCGTGATCATACCTAACGACAACTCCAGGGTCGTTTTTATGATTGTCTACATCCATAGCTCTACGCATCGGATCTAAAAGATGTCCTTTAAATTTAGTTATATCTTCAACTCTTAAGTTGTCAACTCTAGTTCCTAGTTTATCAAAAAAATCTCTAGAGTTTCTTACGCTTGATATTAACTTGGCAGCTCTAGCTTCTAATTGTATTCTAGCGTACTCGTTTTCATCGCTGTCATTATCACCATAAGTATTAACTCTTAAAAAATCATCTTCTATTTTTTTTATACCTTCACGAACAGCCATTATAGTTTCCTCACCTTGATTACCGCCTTTTTGAATCATTTCACTATAGTTTCTTTTTATAACGGCCTTTAGACTCTCAAGTTGTTTTTCACGACCTAGTTCGTTTTTCTTTCTCTCTAAAGCCATTTCTTTTCCAATACCAGAAACTACGTTTAGATACGTTTTACCAATATCCACATTAGACTTGTATACGTTAGACATGTCGGGAGTGTTAGCCGCGGCTTCACTATTTGCAAGATTAAAAGATGCTTTTATTAAATTTGGATCTGATGCCATGTTTTATATTTTTGGTGTGAATATATTGTTATCTGTACCACCTAGTGTATCAGCGTTAGACGCCAGACCTTGGGCTACAGTTCCGAAAGCGTTAGCAACTATCTGTTGTTGCGCGACTTGAGCATTTGCTAAGTTACTTTTCGCAGTTTGAAGAGCTGTGTTAGCCCCAGCAGTTTCACCCATTTGCATACCTAAAAGTGTTGCTTGCCTATTAGCTTCTTGCTGTTGAACGTATTGATCACCTTGTCTTTGCATCGACTGTACGTTAGCAGCGCCTTTAGCCGCTAAAGCTTGATTTCTAGATTCTTGTTGTCCTATAGACGCTGATATAGCTTGCGTTTGTAGTTGACCTTGATTTGCCATAGCTTGTGCTAAACCAGCAATACCACTACCACCAGCAGCGCCTTTCATACTTTGCATTATATTTGCTCTTTGCTGAGCACCTTTTTGGGCTTGAAACTGAGCTTGTTGTTGATTGACGGTTAAATCTTCAAAAGTATTTTCCATATCTGCAAAAGGATTTTTAAACTCCATAGCTTTATACTGTGCTTTTTGTTTGTTTAATAAGGCTTGTTGTTTGTCTCTTTCCACTTCAGCATCAGACACAAAATCTTTAGCGTCTAATCTATTTTTATTAGCGTTTATCAAGCTAATCCCAGCGCCTATTCCAGCTACCGCCATTGCACCAAAACTCATATCTTATTTATTTTAATTATTTTTTTCATTTTTTTGATCTTAAATATTCATCGTAATCATCCCAGTTGAACACAACATTTGCTATTTCTATTTCTTTTAAGTCCTGTGTATTTGTTGGGTTTGCGTGTACCGTAGTTATAATACAGTCTTCTACTGCGTAAACTATTCTTTTAGCTCCTCTAGGTGATATAATATAACATGGAGCGATAAACTCTTCTACACCATCTTCTTTTGAAGAAGCTAAAATTCCTGATAGTAAAAAAAACCCATAGCTATGTTTGTGTATTGCTGAAAAACCTAACTGACCTTTCTTCATACCCATCTCTCGTATATATATACCATCGGCAAATGAATGCTTGTATTTCCAAAAATCTGGATAAACTAACTCAGTGTTATCACCAACAACTGTTTCGCCATCAGCTATACTAATAAAATAATCTTCAATTTTCTTTACTTTTTCTCTATATGATTCAGCGGGTGTATTGTCAAATATTTCTTGCAACTCGTTTTTAGACATAATTTAATTTAATTTATATCTAATATAGTCACAGTTTTGCTTGTTTTTTTACTATGCTGACGTAGAAAGCAGTTTTTCAACGTCAAAATTTAAAGTAGCATTTTGAGTGCCTACTTCTAGTATTTCTATCTCACCTGTTATAGTAGCTATTTTACCGGCACCAGGAAAAGTTAGTGTTATACCGTTTTCTAAAGTTTGCGCAGCGCTAAGAACTACTGTCCCTGCTCCCGTTGCATTACCACCACTATTAACAGTTGGATCTGATACCTTTGGATCTATACCTATGCCACTAACAGTGCTTACGCTATTCATTATACCATCTACAGCCGTAAGAACAACGCTAGTGCTAGCGGAAGAAGCAGAAGTTGTAGTTGTTGTAACTTCGGTTAAAGCTATTTTTAAACTTGTTAACTTTATTTTATAACCATGTATATCGTAAAAGGTATCAATACCATAACCTCCTATTTTTATAGTATCTCCAGCTAGTAGTAGGGCTTGTTGATTGCTAAATATCAAATTGCCAGGTTGAACAGTTATTATTCCATTTACTATAGTTGGAATTTGGCTTTCGGTTTGTACAGCTTCCTTGTAGTTTTTAGAAAAAATTACGTTATTAGATTCAACATAATCTTGGAAATCAGAAACTATCGTGTTAGCTGTTACGTTTGTTCCAGCGAAAAGCTTCATGCCTGGTTTAATGTTTAAAACATTGCTAACTGGCCATTGGTAGTTTTTTCTATTGCTAAACTGAATACTTTTATCATCAGCAGCGTTTATAGCTACAGATGAGGTTATAGCTGTCTCCGAAACATTTTCAACTATCTGCGGTAACGTTGAGTTCGTAGAATCAACTACAAAAAACTTATCACCTACTAAAGGTGTTCCGCTCAGACCATCTACAGTAACATTTTGACTGTTGTTAATAACTCCATTTATCTTACCAGTAACTGTTATTGCTGGAAATTCATTTTCACCATTTAACAATTTTGGTTCGCTACCAACAGTTAAAGTTACAAAAGAAACTATATCGTCTTCAGTAGGTTGTTTTATTATTCTAAATGATTCAGCAGACGCTGAAGAGCAGGATATAGAAAAACTTTGTTTATTATTAGCTACACCCCTAGACAATGATACAGTGTCACTAGTATTAGTTAGACTTATAGTTGAGTTTGGAGAATAGTTAGATATAGTTAATAATAAGCTAGTGTATTGATATAAAACTTTTTTTAGTAGTAAAGAGTTTGATCCAGTAGAAGAGTTTACATCTATAGTATTATCAGCAAACCTAACTTCCTTGTATGTAGCATGTTCAGTTCCAGGTTTTGCGGAAAGTGTTACATTATAAACATCATTACTAGTCACAGTTGGAAAGTTTATTAAACCTGAATAAACAGATCCAGATACAAATCCATCTAGCTTATACTCAGCCGAGGCAAAAGTTTTTGTTTTAAAGTTATAATAATAATTGTTTTCGTTTTTTATTTCTAAAGTAAACTCAGAGTTATTGTCACCTAAAATAGTAAATCTTCTAATAGATCCAACGTTGGGTATATCAGACAAATCAAGATTAAAAGATTTTATAGTTTTTTTCATAATTTAATATTTATTTGCTACTTTGTGATATTTCAGAACCAACACTAAAAAGCTCTGCTTTTTTTGTTGAGTTGTTTATAAAGTTAACACTAGCATAGTAACCTAAAAGGCTAGATGTATTTACAGATTTGTCTTTTACAAAAGAAATAAAAGCACCTCCTGGAACTCCATTTGGATGCACCGTGTTGTCGTATTCAACTGTTATTTGATCACCGTCAATAATTGTAATTGGACCTAACATTTTTGTAAACTGCAAGTCGGTAGTATCAAAACCACCTAAAGACTGACCGTTGTAAGAAAAATAAACAATATCACCTACTTGAGCGGAGGTGTTTATATTGTTAAAGTTGAATGTCATTGATATTATAGCCATATTTTTTTAATTTATTGAGAGTTTGCAGACCCGATACAATCTGAATTTTGAGCAACTGCATTTAAACAATCAATTTCAGTTGCATATGTGGTTGGTATTCCAATTCCAGCAGCTTGATCACAAGGAGACGGCTCTTCACAAGCGCAACCTGCTATACCAGCATTGTTAGGCACAGCGTTAAAACCTACGTTAGGGTTAGGTACACCTAAGTATATGCATTGGTCGTCATCAGTGCAAGGAAACGTATTTGCTAACGCTTGATCAAAAAAGCAAGAAAGTGGATCTGTACAACCACCAAATACACAACTGTTATCGTCCATAGAAACACCGTCAGTACAAGGTGTTGTAGAGCCAGAGTTCAAAGCTGTTGAGCAGTCAAAATTACAAGCTGTTGGTGTCATACAACCGAAAACATGTGCGCAGCTACCGTCATCTTGACATGCGTTTGGGTTATAGTTTGGATAAGTTGAATCAGTACAACCAGAGATATAACAACAGCTAGTTGGAATTGTATCTACATTAGCTGTAGGGTCATAATTAAGAGCTGTTGAGTCCATACAACCAACTACAGCTGGTATACATGAACCATCGTCATATAATGCTGTAGAATCAAAATTAATTGCTGTAGAGTCCATACAACCATAAACAGCGAGTATACATGAACCATCATCTACAGTAGCCACAGGATTATAATTAAACATTACATTGTTTCCGTTAGCATCTGTACTACCGTCCGTACACCCAAGTATAGTGTAAGCGCAACAACCATTACCTTGAGGTGTTGCGTTGAAACCATTACCACACTGTATTGTACAAAGATTGCTAATGTTTCCGTTTATTAAAACGCTACAAGGAGTTCCCATTTGGCCAACTCCACCGGTACCGGTTTGAGAACCATAATTATCAGCTGGAAAAGCATTGTCAATACAACCAGCACACGTAGCGTAATTACACGGCGTTGGATCATTAGCTTGAGGATTATAATCGCAAGCGTTTGGATCCATACAACCTTGTGTTAAAATTGGAGAACCAACTAAAACGGTTACGTTTTCATTATACTCACATATACCGCTAACACCATACTGGTTAGGGCCGCTTAAAACCTGAACCGTGTATACACCTGGAGCTAAATGAGAGAAAAGTATAGAGTTTGAATTTACAGCGTTATATAAACCTGAGTTTGGAGTAAAAGTATAAACAGCCACAGAACCACTAGAGTTTAACAACTCTATTGTAAACGGAGTGTAAGTTTGACCTTGAGCGGTTGGATTTGGAAAGTTTACATTTACTTCAACAGCAACTTGACCGTCATTTGTGTTTGGCGTTGATTCATTTATATTAGTAATAGCAACAGGATTACCATTATAAGGGTAGACACCGCCTTGTACCCAATCGCAAGCAATACAATTACTAGGATCGTTTATTTGAGCTGACGGGTTGTAGTTTGCTTGTGTATCATCAGTACAACCAACACTGTAAGCACAAGAACCGTCGTCATTATTTGCAGCAGGATCAAAGTTTGTAGCTAAATATCCTGATATGTTAAGGCCAGAAGGTGGTATATTTCCATTTATATCTGGATTGATACCAGGTGTATCATCTGTACATCCGTCAAAAACACAAGCAGATTGGTCACTAGTGTTTATGTCAGAGCTATTACCTGCTGGTATTACGTAGTTAGATGCTGTAGGATCCATACAACCTGTTATAACTGGTATACAATTGTTGTTATCTACAGTTGCCGTATTATCATAATTAAACGCTGTTGGATCTGTACAACCAAGTACAACCGGTATACAAGAGCCATCATCACTAATAGCTACTGGTATATTATTAGCCGCAGCATAAGCGTACGCAGCTGTAAAGTCTGTTGTGTTTAGAGCGCTATTGTCCGTGCAGCCGAGCCATATACAAGAGTTGTTACTAACATTTACAAAAGCATTATAGTTAGAAGCTGTTGGCTCCATACATCCAATAACAGCAGCTCCATTGTAAAAACAACTACCATCATCTGTATTAGCATTAGAGTTATAATTTGTTGCAAGAACATCAGTACATCCATGTATTGGATTTGGTGGTGGTGGTGGTGGGTTAAAGCAACTACCATCATCAATTGTAGCATTTGGATTATAGTTTGCAAAAGTGTTATCTGTACAACCAGGAACTGGTACAGCAACAGGTCCATCATATACTCCTAAACCTTGTATACTAAAACTAGCTTGGTCAAAAGAAGAACTGCCGTCATTATTAATATGTATTTGATTACCCACTGACAACTGAACGTTTTTACCTTTTATGTAATTAAACCATTTACCTTCTTTTTCTATAAATTCATTTACACTGCCTTTTTCTTTATCTGTAATTATATTATTTACATACCAACCTTTCTTAAGCGTTAGATTGTAATATTGGTTGTCACTTAAAGTCACACCAGTGCTAGGGTTTGTGTTAGAAACAAATTGATCAACTTTAGACTGACTACCTTCGTAGTTTATTGTTTGATACGATTTAACAACGCTAGGTGCATCATTTAAAATAACTTCTAGCGATGAGTAGTCGTTTTCAGTATGAGCACCGTAAAAATTGTTTCTAGTTTCAGGAATTGTTTCAACGTGATGCTTCCATATTACACCATTTTTTAGCGTGTAGTAATCGTTAGCGCAGCTAATAGCGTTTTCAGGAACAAATGACTTAAAACTAACCCAACCTCTAACTGATTCGCTAAAAGAAACAGTTGTTCCGGTGTTAGGTAAAGTTACATTGTATTCGTCTTTTTTATCATCATAACTACCTATAATTTTATCGTTAGACTTGAGATTATCTTTAAAATAATCTTTCATACCATGCGCTGATATAGGTGTTAACCCATCCATAGATAGCCTAATAACCTTACCTCTTACTTTGTCGGTAAAGTAAACTCTATAGGATTCTGAAGCAAACGATTCTGGATTTGTAGATATACCAAACTCTCCAACAAAAGGAATGCTCTGTCCTAAAACCCTTTCGTTAGCGGTTAATTGAGGGCTTCCATCAGCATTAAACAAAGCATCTTTATTTGCTAGTATTTTAATTACTTTATCTTCACACAAAGCAATTAAATCAGAATCTCTAGCGTGTAACTTTTGAATACTACCATAAGTAGGGTTTAAGTCTTTTGTTATTTTTTCAGCAGCTATAAATTGATTTAGATTATTAACACCAGAGTTAGAGTTGTATAAACCAGAAAATATCAAACCGCTTTTCCTACGCTCTTCTTCATAAGGCTCTAGAATAGTTGCAGAGGCAATAGCTCCATTATCTATAGACACGGAATTAAAGTCATCTCTTATACTATTAGATTCTACTCCATTGTTAAAGGAAAAACAGTTGCTCCAAGACAATCCATTAAGCAGCCCTAGTTTAAACGGCCTAACATAATATTGAAAATAATCAGCGGTACCAGTTGTATTTAAGGGGTTTGTTGGTCCATTAGGAAAAGTAGCCGAAGCTGCTGATTGCCAAAACTCAGCTTGAGATTCTGATCCATCATCTAAAGTAAAACGTATAATATCTTCGTTTGCAAACGTTAACGGTTTGTTTGTTACTAAAACTATAGAGTTACTAATTTGTCTTTCTTGCCAATCAACAACTGTAGTACCAGGTTGTATTAACACAGAAGGATCGTCAGGTCTTATCAAACTACCAATAGGCATTTTTAATAAAGCATTGTCTTTACTTATAGAAAAAGGGTAAGACCTACTAGCTTCATAGTAAATGTCAAGACCGTCGTTTTGTTTTGGTTCGGTCTCCCATATCGAAGGGTTCAAACTAGAGTCAACACCAAAACCATCAAAAACCGTCCGTGCTTCTAAAAATACTATTTTAGCAAAGTCGCCAGTTATTGTTGGCGTGTTCCAGTTACCAGCATAACCAGGAACATTACCAATACTTCCATCTGTAGGAGTATAACCGCTTGCACCTATATCCTTATCTAACAGTATGCTAATAGTGTGCCTGTGATTTGCATTTGCAGTGTAATTAACACTATCGGATATTGGAGTTGAGCCGTCATGAGGGTAGTTTGAGCTAAAATTTGGGTCAGCCTGAGTTACACCAGGGTAGGTATCGTCATAAAATCCTTCAGAATAATTTTTCTTTGATTGTATTCTGAAATCTAAAATAGTAAATACTTCTTCGGTAGGATCGTTATCAAATCTAAATTTATTACCTATAGTACAAAGTTCAAACATAATATTACGTTGTGCATCGTCTAACGATGTTAACGCTAGCTGTGCGTCGTTCCAAGTTAAATACCCAAAACCATTTGGATCATGAGGAGTAAAACCTAAACCACCTTGGCTAGGCTTCCACTCGTTTCCAATACCTCCTATTATAGATATATCAAGAACATTGGCGGGCGAAGCGCCTGCTCCGTTACCCTCGTGATAGTATTTGTTTTGAGACAGAGAAGTGTTGTTTAATAATGGTTCCCATACACACGCAGCTATTCTATCGGGGCAAGGGTTAGTTAAATTAGATGGGATACTGTTAGTTACACCACTTACCGTTTGGCATCCAGTGTAATCAGTTAATTGATCGCTGGACAAAGATGTGTGATAAGCGTATAAAGAGCTTAAGTTTGTATCAACATTACTGTAGTAATCTAAAGTTGGTTGGGGTGAAGATGCAGAGTTCCAACCTCCAAAAAGAGCAACTTGATTTCTTTCTCTAGTTTCACTATCATCTACAAAACGAGTTTGAAAAGCCTCTCTAAAGTTATAAAACGGAGATATACCAGTAGCAAAAGCTTCATCAATAAAAAAACCTTTTGCTGAAGAAGCATTTAACTTGTTATGTATATAAGACCAAGCTGATGGATGGTAATAAGCGTCAGTTGGTATAGGTACTCCACTTACGCCACTTGGATATCTAGCGCTAGCCCAAGAATGTGGCAAAGCAGATATTTGACTAGAAACTGTTGTAGAAAAGTTAGAGGAAATATTACCTTGACCACTAAAATCTTCTTGTGTAAAATCTTTTACATAACCAAGATCTTGTTGAAGTTTAGGAACTAAAGTTTGAGAACCCATTTGGCTTAACACTTGTTCGTAGAAACTTATATCTTTTAGTATTTTAACAAAAAACCTACCAGCAAACTCTGCTAAGTTATCTCTACGTATTAGTTTTCTAAACTCTAAAACTGGCGCGCCGTTTGTGCCTTCGGTTGTAACTGTACCAATTTGATCCGTGAAAAAGAAACTTGAATCGTTCTCCCAAGCTTCTGATAAATGTATAGTGAAATCCTGTTGTTGGGCAGATGATGAAGTTGGTAAAGTATCAAGAGTTACTCCGTTTTTGCCGTAATGAGTTATTTTATTTATCTTTCTCCAAGAGGTAACATAATTGCCTTGTACAAAGTTTGATTTGAAAGTATTTATTCTAACCTCTACCTCATACTCATCACTGATTAAACTACTAGGTCTTAAACGACCTACACTACCACCGATACGATTAACTCCAGTTGGAGTAACATCACCTTTAACATGTAATTGTTTAGTGCCAGGCAGGCCATTTACTAAGACGCTGTCAGGGTAAGCATTGGTAGTATTGTCAACAAATAACGGGTTTGTTGTAACAGGAAGTCCACTACCACCATTATTACCGTTTGTAACAGGACCTTCTACAATTTTTGCTAAATCTTTTTTGTCTACTTTTATAAAGTTAGGAGCTTCGTTTTTAATATCAAGAATTTTATATCTATAATCAGCTAAAACTAAATTGCTAGAGTTTTGTTCTTTTTTTAATATTAAATAAGTGTCAATATCTACTTTGTTTCTTTCTGAAGACGGAAAAGAAAGCCATATATTACTATCTTCAGCATCGTAGAACCTGTCCATAGACAAATTATAGTACTCTGTTGACGTTTCTTTCACGTAGAACTTATAAGATTCAACCCAATCAGGAAGTTGATACCCATCAGTGGTTTTCCAAGAAACTTTAAATCTATTATTTTTGTCCGCGTTAGCCTTAGATAGAGTCACCTTATTCTGTTCGCTAGTTATAACAGGTGTTTCTCTACCATATTTGTCAGAAAAAACTAAACCTACCTCGTAGTCTCTTATAGATTTTATACTTTTAAATCTTTCGTTATTTGGATAAGGAGATATAGATGTGCTTATTAATATATTTTCTTTTTCTATATTGTAATTTTGTAAGTAGTTACCATAAACCAACCTACTCCCAACTATATCTTGACCTAAAGCAGCTCTAGGCACATTATCATAGCTTCTTAGTATTTGCTCAGAAGATATTAAAGCGTTGATGTTTTCTGACGTTATTATGTATTCGTAGTTGTCGTCTAATTTTTTAGGATTCCAAATAGAAGTATCAGCCGGTACTGGAAGTTTTTGAGGTAGGTTTGTTATTGTTTCTAAAAGATAAACATTAGGAGAATCTGACTCTTTATAAAGTATATCTATATCTACAACGTCTTCTGGTATATCTAAAGTTATAATATCTTTTAAGCTAACAGAGGTAATACTGTTTTCCATACCAATATTAAAACCTGTTCTAGCATTATACTCGTAGTTGCTAGGAACAAAAGCAACATCAGAGAAAGGTGAAAAAGAAGAATACTGACCGTCTTTATATTTATATCTAGTCGCGAATCTTGGGAATTTTAGTTTGTATAATACTTTAGAATTATCTAACAAGTCAACAGCGTAGTCACTACCTAATGAATTACCAACAAATTGTTGTACAATTATAGATACGCTTGTCATACCGCTAGCTGAAGAACTACCTATAGAGACTATAGAACCAGACAAAGTGTAATTAGAGTTTGTTGATATTGGAAAAAATGAAGTTATATTTGTTGACAGGTAAGAGCTTAATAGTTTGAAAGCTAAAACATCTCCAACTTGATAGTTTAATTCAGTTGCAAAAGGAGAAGTTATATCTATAGTCAAAGTGTCTCCAACCCCAGCGTTAGCAGTAGGTACTTGATACGCTATGCCATAAGAGTTACCATCTCTACCTTGCTTTGAATTTATTATAGGAGGGTTTTTTGGTGCATTTTTAATAACAGTAACATGTTTTTCCCTAGCTGGAACTAATATGTCTCTTTCCTCAACAAATATATCTGTATGAAAATTACCAGTTTGATCAGTACCTTTTATGCTGTCTGTAATATTTATACATTTTGGTTCTGAATAGTTATCAGTCCAAAACAAAAGATCATCAATGATATTTATTCCAGTTATTAAGTTTTTTCTGTCTAGTTGTAATGTTTTAGATTCAAAAACCCAGTGTGTAACAATCATTTGAATGTTAATCCAAGCGCTAGGACAATTTGGTGGGTTAACTAAGTTAGGAACGTAAGTATACGTGTTGTCCTCTGCAATACAACCAAAACCTCCAGTAGTGTTATTTAGTTGAACTATACCCTGTATTCTTTGATCTCCATTGATATCTGTCCATGTTCCAACTTGCTCAACGCTTAACACAGAGGTGTTTGGCCAAAAATTCATTATTTCGTTAGTGTGAGGGTTCAACCCGACACCAACAACGTCCATACCAGCTGTTATGTTTGTAACATCACCAACTTCTAATTGAAATATCGTAGAATTATTATAACCATATCCAGTACCAAAACTAGAAAACCCACTTGATATAGTGGGTGTAAAAGAGCTAGAAGGAGCTACATCGCCAGCTAACACCTCAAACTGACCACCGTCTGTTGAGCCTACATTAGCATCCCAAGCATTTATAGTAACAGATGCTTTATCTACAAAGACCAACTCAGCGTTGTTGTTTTTATACTTAACGATAGCGGATTTGCTTTCAACAATCCAATTAAAACTATTATAATTCTGAAAGTTAGTTGCTATAACGTTTAGTAGTGGTGATGAGTTTGTGTGAACAACTTGCTCTAAAAGAACATTACCTGATTGTGTTATTTGATCTTTCCAAGTGTACTCAGCTAACATCCAGTAAAGCTCATTTTTAGCCTCGTTAGATATAGAACCTACACATATGTGGTTGTTGAATAAGCTTAACGCGTTATTTATAGGTAAACCTGGTGTTATAGCAAGACTATTACCTAGTATATTTTGAACGGTACCAACATCAGATCCTTCTGAAGTTGTAACTTGAATGTTAACAGCGTGTCTATACTCTCCCTTGGGAACAAGACGCTCGTCTACATCTTTGTTCATTTTACCACCGGCAAACTGATTCTTAATCTCTGGCATATACTAGTGTTTTATTTGCTTAGATTTGCCTCTAAGTATTTGAGTTAATTCTTCTAATTTTATATTTGATAGTCTTAGTTTAGCAGTTCTTACCGCTGCAAATCTTTCTTTTTTATATCTTTGAACTACATACTCTTGAACATCCGACCTTGAAGAAAGTACGGCGTATGCTATACACTTGTACATAGCTTCTTCAGCAAACTTATGAACTTGCATCTCCGCATCTGTACCAAGACTATCACTTATGTAATCTAAGATCACAGTTTTTCCTGAAATATTAGAGCTAAAATGAATCTTTCCAACTAACTCGTCTATATAAAAAGAACCATTAACTTGTGCGTGCTGAGGATCAAGACCATATCTATTACCATTCATAGGCCAGTAAGTATCATCCTCGTAATCGTCATTGTTATTTTCTGATGGGTTTTGAGACTTGTAGTTGTTCCAAGTTGTAGAGTTTGTTTCGCTAGATAAAAAACCAACAGCATCTCCAGAACCTATAGTCTTAACCGCCGCATGCGAAAGCTCTACTGTAGTGCTTCCAACACCAACAACAGTTATAGCAGACTTACCACTGTTTATAGAATTGTCATTAATAAAAGAAGGGTGGTTAATAACCATGCCCTCTTCAATACCAGTAACATCGCTTATATTTAACGCTGTATCACCAATGTTACCACTACTTGTTGTTGTTGTTGATATTAACTTGGTATTACCAGCCATAAGTCCAGCAGAGTTAATAAAGTTAAACCTAGTAATATCTAATCTTTCGTTTGTAGATACTATAGCTAGCTTAGTGTTTGTGCCGCTCTTATTTTCTAAAGTTATAGATGTTATACCACTCGTAGTAACTACATTATGTATAAAGCTTGCTGGTGGTAAATTTGGACTAACAACTCTCATGCCGTGGATTAATATATCACTATAATCACCGTCTAAAACAACTACGTTTGAACCAAGTGTTAAAGTACCAACAGGATTTATTTTAAAATCACCATCTTCGTTTTGATAATGTTTTGTAGGGTTGTTTGTTTTGTTTGTTTTGTAAATAGGATGTTTTATACCTGAAGAATCTACCCAACTTAACTTAGTATAATTTACGTAGCTTTGTGGAAGTGGAATCTGTAAAGTTGGAGGTATAACTACTTCTTGTGATTTTATAGATTTTAATGTATCAAAAGAAAGTTCTTGCAAAGCTCTTTGGGCGTGAAAAGCTATATCGGCTCTTTTAGCTCGAGGTATAATTTTATCTTCTCCAACATAAATAACTTTAAACTGAGTTATAATATCGTCTAAAGAAACAAATTGATATCCTCCAAATTCATTACTATCATAATAATCTTTTTTAGTTTGGTTTAATAATGCCATTTGTTATTTTTATTGTTGTTGTTGAATGTTTTCTAAAGCATTACCGGCTTGTTGAATGTCTAGTTGCTTTGTAGCTATGCCAGCAAACTTAAGTATTTTGTACACTAACTCAGACTCCTCAGATGAATGTAACTCAAAGTTAGTAGTTTTAGTATCACTACTATCGTGTAGCGCTTTACCACCTACTACAAAGTAGCCCCACGAAACCTTAGCTGGTTTTTGAAAATAAAATATTCCAGTAGGAACAACTAAAACGCCGTCGTCACCAACAACTCTTATTTGGTTAGCTCTTATGTTAGCTATAGGTCTAGAATTGCTAGGTCTTAATAATGCTGGCCCATTTCTAAATTCATTAAAATCATTGGTACTCAAAAGCTCGCACTCGTTGTCTAAATACTCTATTCTATTTACTCTATAAACAACATTAGGATCTATTTTTTTAACTCTAGTGTTGTTACCAACATTAGGTAGTGTGTTTATAGCGTTTATACCATAAACTTTTTCGAATATTCTAACTCTCTCTTCTATAGTTTCATCCAAATCTAAATACACTAATGAGTTTGTGTCTTTTTTAGGAGCATTCATGACGTTGTGAAAGTATCGTTCAAATATTTCTAATTGAGCTTGGTTGGCGAACAAATTAAACTCCTGTGGAGTTATATATCCTCTTTGCTCTTTATTAGCAAAAGCTAAAACCTTTTGATACACTGTGTCTATGCTAATCATAATTTCTTTTTAGTTATTATAAGGAAACAACCTATTTAAAGTGTCTTGACGTTTAGCGCAACCACAGTCTTTACCTACTGCCTTGCTAACCTTTTCCACTACTTTTTTAATTCCAGTTGCTTTTGTTATTTTAGCGACAGTGTCGCCTAATCCTTTTGATTTATTTTTTTCCATATAATATAATTTGTAGTTTGCAATCGCCCCGTAGAGCGACTGCATCTACAGTTAGATTAATTTAATCTTTTTTCAATATTAGAGTAAATCTCCATTCCTTCGTCTGTTTTAAACCAGTGTGCTAAAGCAGTGTACGGGTGTTCGTCAAATGGTATAACCATTAGCTTTCTTCCATTACTACCCCACAAAAAGTTTCTTTGATCAGAGGATAATCTTAGTATTCCAGCTTCAACAGCTTTAATACCAAAGTTTCTTAGCATTACATTTTCATCGTCTGCTAACTCTAAGAATAGTTTAGGATTGTTACGAGCAAATACTAGTAAATCTCTTTTAAGCTCTTTAGAACTTAAGTTTGATACACCAGAACCTTTTTCTACACGCATAATAGCTTCAGCCATATCTATGTCTACATTTCTAGCTGCAGTCAAAGCGTCTACTTGCATATTTAGTACATCTATCTCTTCTTCGGCAATTGCCGCTGGCTTATACTCATAGTATAAAGTGTCTTTATGAGGGTGGTAAAGAGATAATAGTTTTTGTAAAGTAGTTTTCTCTTTTGGAACAAACAGCTGACCTCCTCTAAACACAATATGCGCTAACCTATGTTCGCCTTTCATTTCATCTACAAATGTTGTTTTTTGGTTTTGACAATATTTCAACTCTCTTTCATAACCTTTTTCTTCGTCGAAAAAGTATATATTAGCTGATTTAATAGATCTTGAAAGTGGTTTTTTATTTCCTTTTAAGAAATAAACTCTATCTTTAATTTCCCACTCGTTAGATGGTTTTAATCTTTCTCTTACTTCTGGTTTTGGAGTCTCCATAACCGGTGTAACGTTTACCTCTGTTGCTTCAACGTGGGTAACGTTTTCTGTTTTTTTAGCTTTTTTAGCCATAATATAATATAATATAAATTAATAAAAATAAAAGGACCGAGGCCGAAGCCCCGGTTCTTTAATATAAATAATGCTTATTTCATTAACATGAAATTGTTAGCACCTTGAGTAATTAAACATCTTTCAGTTAACATGTGGATTTGCATTGCATCTAAAGAAGATGTAGCAGCACCAACAGAACCAGTAACCCATGATTTCATTCTTCTATCATCAGTTTGAGAAGCTCTGTAACGAACATGTAAGAAAGGACGCTTAAGGTTTTTACCTAATGACTGATCGTAAACAGTAGAAGTTCCAGCAGGAACAACTACCCCTCTGATAGCGTTAGCTCCAGCAGCATCATTGATACCACCTCTTGTAGCTTTGTCATTTAAGTATCTGAAGTCAGACTTGTAGAAGTCATAAGAACCTCTTCTGAAACCAGAGAAACCTAAATTTAATGCCATATCTTCTGAGTTGTCAAATACTCCGTAAGAAGTACCACCAGCTCCGTAAGAATTCATAGAAGCTAACATATCATCCATTGCTAACGAAGTAGATCTGTTTACAAACATCATGTTTTCTTCAATAGCACCTTGCTTATCAAACTCAGCTAAGATAGCGTCAAATTCAGCCAAATCAGTTGCAGCATTAATACCAGTTACACCAGTAGTAATATTACCTCTTGATTCGATAGCAGCGAATAAACCTTCAGTACCAGCAGCATCAGTAGCAGCAGGAGCAATAAACGCAGCAACATCATCTGTTGCTTGAGCAGCAAGCTCACCTTCTAACATAGCCATTTCGATATAATCGTTAAATCTAGCTCTTGTATCAGCTTCAGCTTTTAAGTACCACATGTAACCAGCTGTACCATCTTCAGCAGCTATCTCTACCCAACCAACTTTTGAAACATCAGATCCAGATACCTCGTAGTAATCTTTCATGATGATCGGCTTGTTAGTGTAAGTTTTGAATTCTGGCTCATTAGCAGAGTGAGAATCGCTACCGTTATAGTTATCAGCTTTTCCGTACTCAGAACCATAAACTAGTAAAGTACCCGTGCTACCTTCACCAAGTGATGTGATATCAGCAGCTCCATAAGGCTCTACATCAAGAACATCAGTAGCCACTTTAACTACTAAACATTTTAGCACTGCAGATGAAGTAGCAACGATAATAGTATCATTAACTCTTACACCGTGTTTTCCTGCAGTATATGTAGCGTTAGTATCAATGAAACCATTAATAGTTATTTCACCACCATTTGTAGAAGCACCATCATCAACATCAGTGATTTCACAAGTGTAAGATAAGTGTAAACGACCTTGCTCAGACCAAACAACTTGGTCAGCAGCCATCGCTTCTTCAGCTCCAACTTGAGATAAGAAACCCGAAATAGTTCTTGGTCCGAACACTTCAGCTTCTTGCTCCATTAGATCTGGTAAATATTGTTGCGCCCAGCCTTGATTTGCTGTCGCAGTAAAGTCAAAGTAATTTGTTGCTAGAGTCTGCTGTCTGTGAGACGGCGTACTGTTCAACAAACCACCAGGATTTGAAATTGCCATAATTTTTTAATTTTTAATTTTTAAATTTATTGTTTTTAATTTTAAACTTAAAATCAGAAGAGTTACTACCTAAAGCTCTTACTTTTATCCCCCCAGCTTCAACAGCACCATGACTTTGTCTTGGTTCCATATCCACGTTTTTAGCTTTAGCAACACTATTTCTCATAGCGTCAGCTTTACCCTGTTCATAAAAGTGTCTTGCAACAGCATCCGCATTCATTGCTGTGTATAGAGATTTATGATAACCCTTAGCATCTGATAATGTATTATTTTTATCTAAAAACTTTTTAGTAAAATTATTTATATCGCTTTGTGTTGTTTTAACCTCTTCAGCATTGTTTACATTAAACCTGTATTTTTTGTCACCGACGTTGTATTCAAAACCTTTGAACTTGTCGTTAAAAACATTATTTGTTTTTTGAGTAAAAATATCAGTATTTTTCTTTGCTGCTTTTTGAGTTACTTCTGACTCTTTGTTATATCTATTAAAGAAATCAACTGCTTTCTGCTGTTCACTAGTAAGTTTGCTTCCAGCTTTGATCTCGTTATAGTATTTGGACTTTTGCCCGTCCAAGTGGCTTTTAGCGTTCGCAACTTGCTCTTTTAACGCTAATTTTTTTCTTCGTATATCTATCTCCTCATCTTCATCTTCATCATAAGCGAACTGATCGTCCATCAGAAAGTTTATTTCTTCATTGTTTAAATGAGGTTTTGTTTGCTTGTAATATTCGTACAGCAAGTCTTCATTTTCTAATTTGCTATAGTCTTTGTTCAATTTAACGTAGTCGTTTAGATCACCACCAGTTTCTTCCATAAACTCCATTAACTTCTGTATGTTCTCTGGTATAGGTTTTCCTGTAGCTTCAGCCTCTGCAACAGCTTCTTCGATTTTCTCTTCAACTTCAGCAACTTCTTCTGTAGATTCTTCAGTAATTTCTTCTAGTATTGGAGCTTCTTGTGTTTCTGCTTCCGGCTGTACTTCTTTTTGTTCTTGTGGGGCATCGGCATTTTCATCGACTCCAACCACTCCCTCGTTGACAGGGTTATTTTCTTTAGTTTCATTTTCTTTTGGTTTGTTTGGTTTGTTTAAATCAACCTTAGTTACTGTTTGCTCTTGCACTTCAGGTTTTGCTTTCATCTTTGCTTTAACCTTGGTAACGTTTCCTTTTGTCTCGTTACCATTTGGTTGTTTTTCTTTCTTTGCTTTTACTTTAATCTTGCCAGTATCGTCGTTTGCGATTGGCTCTTCTTTTTCTGCCATAATATAATATAATAATAGTTAATAAATTTATCTAGGGTCAAACGAACCTAAATCAAATCCTCCACCTAGTATATCATTACCTGCGGATTCAAAGTTTTTAGGTGGTTTTCCACTATTTCTTTGGTCAATCATTTCTGATTGCTGTGTAGCTTGTATTTTTGTTCTTTCGTCTTTACGATCTTCTTTTTCTTTTTCACTTTGTTTTTTAACAGAAGACTCCATACTTTTTAGTTGCATGTTATATTGAAACTCTAGACCCATAAGTTCTTTTTTCATTTGAACTTCCTGCATCATACGTTGAGATTCTATTTGACCTTTAATTTGTTCAAGTTGAGCTTGACTTTCAGTTACAGCTTGGTTTTTTTGAACCTCAGCTTGAGCTGCCATCTGAGCTGACTGCTGGTTTAACTGTGCTTGTTGTTCCATGTTTTGCTGTTGTACTGCTTGGTCTCTATCTAACTTCTTTTTTCTACGTATTTTTAATAGTTGGTTTGCTAGCTTTATGTTTTTTATCTCTCTAACGTCTATAGCATCAGCCAACTCTATAACTTGTTGTTGTAAAGCCATTTGAATGTTATTCTCCAACATCATTCTTTGCTCTTCGTCTGGTTGTAAGTTTATAAATATACCAAAGTCATAAAGATGTAAGTCTCCTATTTCTTTTAAAACTTCAACGTTATGAACACCTATAGCCTGTATAAACGCGTCTTTAGTTGGAGAGTACTCTATAATATCAGATATCCTAAGAGATAAAGATTCACAAACTTCAGCAGTTAAAAACAAGCCTGACTGAAGTATATGTCTAGTTGCTGTATTACTATTTGCAGCAGCTAACTTTTGAACTCCTACTAAAGCATTTTTATCAGGCATACTACCATCTCTAGCTTCGTTAAGCCCGGTTACATCTCTTATCATTTGTAAATAGTAGTTGTAATTACCAATAAGAGCTTGCATCTTATTACCACCGCTACCTGATGTAATTTCTTGAATAGGTACTTTACCTGGATTCATATCACCTTCACCTGTAAACGATCTACCGATAACACTACCGGTTTGAAAGAACATGTTTAAAGCTTCTTGTGGGTTGTAGTTTGTTCCATTACCTAGATCAACTTCAGCTAAACCATCGGCATCTAAATACACACCATCTGGAACCATTCTAGACAATACTTGCTGTAACTTTAAGTGTGTTAGTTGAATCATATCAGCAAAACCAGTGATTTTTTTAACAAGCGAGTCTATTCTACCATCGTACATTCTAGGAGCTACAATATTGTAATTCATCTTAACTTTAGTAAAATCGCTTTTTGGTCGCATCATGTTTTTAGCCATTTCCCATTTAAGTAGTTTTTTTGTACCAAGTATCATAGCACCATCGTATAAACACTCTATAGACCTCAACATCCTACCATAACCACCTTCCTTGTCTTGTGGTGGGTTAAAAGAGTCGTCTTTATCTATAATTTTATCAGCACCTGTAGCTGTTTCTTTAACCTTATAAACTTCATTCATATAAGTTTTATAGTTAAAGTATAAAACCTGAATAGTATTGTTATCTTCTTTTTGGTGAGTATGTCTTGAGTTATAATTAGATCTACTGTTAGATTTATTTTTCATTATATCTTCAAGATCCGCTTCGTTTAAGTGAGGAAATTGTTTTGCCAACTCGTTCACCGGTATCGTTTTTACCTCACCTACATAATATATGTCTTCAAAATAAGGTGAGTCTGTGTAAGAGTATACTAGGTTTGCTGGATCAACGTAATCTACAGTTACACCTTCAGATGTATTAAAGCAAGTTTTTACCGCCCCAATTCCTAGAACAGTTAAATCGTAGTAAAATTGCTTTTTAATAAGCTCGTATTTGTTTCCTTCTAAAAGAGTGTTAATAGCTTGTTCTTCTGCTATCTCTACTGACTGCTTATAAGAAAGCTGCATATGAAGATCTAATTCTTCTTGCGAACTAGGAAGCTCTTCTACTTGGCTTTTTCGCATTTTTAACTTTAGAGCTTGCTCTATATTGTTATTAAAATCTTTTAGCTTCATGTCGCTTTGTATACTTTCCATATACTCAGTTCTTTTAGCCACACCAAAAGGATCTTGCGAATAAGCTATAATGTCATAAGTTCTTTCAGCTATACCATTAACAACTATATCTACAAATTTTGATATTATAGGTATAGGTTTCCAGTCTAAATTAAGATAAGACAGGTCGCCGTTTATAGATAATTCGTCTTTATATTTTTGTATTGACTGCTCGCCTCTCGCATACAACCTTAAATTATGAAAATCGTTTTGATTAGTTCTATATCTATTATTGTTCCTATCATTTTTGAACCACTCTTGCTCTATTGCTTTACCTACTTTCAAACCATAATCGTAGCTTAGCTTTTCAGCATCACTAACTGTTTGACTCGGGAAATAACTTTTAATGCCAGACTCTGCCATATTTATTATTTGATTATTTGTGAATTGCTTCCAGTATTACTATACTTAGAAATGTTTATATTTAACGGTTGTTTTTCAACCTTTGCATTTGGTGCGTATAAATGTCTGTTGTTTGCCATTATAGCTAAACCAGAACTTATAGATGCATCAAACTTTGTTCTTTTGTTTATATCAAACCTACTCCAGTCGTTTAAAAGATCATTAAAATACAAATCTCCAAACGTTCCGTCTTGCTTCATACCTACGTGATCTTGTATATACATTTCAATCGCGGCGGCATGTGCTTGTTTTATATCTTCGCTAGAGTTAGGTATACCACCTACTTCTTTTTCTGCAACAGATAATTTATTCCATATCTTATCAGGCCTATTCATACTAAACCCTCTATATCCTCTACGTCTCAGATAATACAAGAGACGGGGTTTATTGTTCTCTGCGAGTATAGGCATCCCGTAAAACACTAAAGCCATTAGAACGTCCTCAAAGAACATCTCTGCTGTTGGTGGTCTTGATAAGTATTCTAAAAAGAAACTATTAGCCGGAGCATCTTCCATGCTAAACCTAGTCAAACCGTGTAAAGCTCCTTTTGATCCTTCGCCATCTACTGTGCCTGATATATCGTAACTATCACAACCAAATGCTCCCATGTGCTCATTGCCTGGGTGCTTAACACCATTTTTAAGTATTACTCTATTCTGTATTTGTGACGGTGGCGTCCAACTTACTTTAAACCTACCTTTTGGATCTGGATAAAATATTACTTGTGAATCTTTTATACCGTTAACCCATTGAAAATTACCTTTAGTTACACCTAGTGTTCTAGATAGCTCTTCGTTGTAATCTATCTGCTCGTATATTTTAACTAAGTTAAATATACTATTCTTAGTCTCATCTCTAAACGCATGTTCAGTTGTTCTTGGAAACTGGCGGTAGAATTCGTTTAAAGCATCTTGATCATCTTTTAAACCATCAACCTCATTTTGCCAGTTATCTATTACGCCTACATCTATTAGTTCACCGTCTGGGGCGAACACGTCGATATCAGGAGTAGTGAAAACTGGAATTCCGTGCTCATCAATAAATCCTTCGTAGTTCCACTCCATTGGGATAAAAAGAGAGTATAAGCCACTTTTTGTTTGACCGTTTCTATTTCGTTTAGTGACATCTGATGCATTGTATAATTTTTTAAAGTTATCGCCTCCTTTATCTAAAGCGTTTGATGTTGAACCCATCATACACTTACCTATAATTCTACTACCTAATCTTAAACATGTTTTTGTAACACGCCAGTTATTTAATATATTATCAGGTCTTTCCCACTTACCACTTTCATCATGTACTAATAATGCTAGCTTTTCACCGTCATAGCTATTGTCACCTGTATTTTTCCAATCTATTGTTGTATCTAATCCTTGTATGTCTTCCAGCTTTTCATTAGCTGTTATTTTCTTTCTTGTAAACTTA